AGTATAACAATATATGGCAGTGCTACAACGCCTTTCTGCACAGGTTATGAAACAAGCAAAGAAATAGTAAGATTCACTGATTGTAATCCAGATGGATTTGGACATTACACAGAACATGAATATTGTGAACAGTGTGTTCAAGCAATGAAACATATTACAGCAGATGAAATCATAGTAAAATTGGAGGAAATATTATGCCAGTAACAACAACAGCCACAATAGCAGGTTTGATTGGTAAAAGAATTATGAAAGGAGGACGACCAATGACTAGAGGAAAAAGAAAACCAATGTCTAAAGGTAGAAAATCGTCTACAAGAGGCAAAAAGAAAAGAAAATCATAAATAACAACATACTACACAGTAGGGGAGTAGAACTCAACTCATAAACAAGAGGAAATATAATGAACGCAGAAACAGAAGCGGTAAAAACACAGGAAACTGCACCTGTAAACGAAACGCAGGCAGACACACCACAAGGTGAAGAAACTAATACTCAAAAATTCGATCAACAAGATGTGGAACGCATCGTTGGAGAAAGAATAGCGAGGGAGCGTGCCAAATACGAAAAAAAGTATAAAGGCATAGACTTGGACCAATACAACCAATTGATTGAAGCGGAAGAGAAACGCAAAACTGATGAGTTGGAAAAAAGAGGAGAATTTGAAACTTTGTTGAAAAACCAAGCAGAAAAATTTAATTCTAAAATACAACAATACGAATCAGAATTACAATCAATTAAAGTTGATGGTGCTTTGGTAAACGAAGCATCTGATCTTAAAGCAGTAAATCCTACGCAAGTAGCACAACTGTTGAAAGGTCAACTGAAACTTAATGCTGAAGGCAAAGTGGATGTAATTGATCCGAGCACAGGGCAGGTTCGTTATGATGATAACGGAAACCCATTACAAGTCAAAGACTTGGTTAAAAGTTTTCTTAACCAATCACCGTGGTTCTTGTCAGCAGGTCCAAAAGGATCTGGAGTTGGCAAAGGCGAAGGTGATCAAGTTGCGGTGGATACAGACACAAGCAAACTGGATATGAACAACCCGGAACATCGTAAACTGTTCAAACAGATTATGAACAACAAGGGTGTTAATATCTAAACCATATAAAGGAGAACTATTATGGCAATTACAACATCGGCTATAACATCGGAACTATACTCAAATGTAGTTCAAACGGCGTTATACCAAATTTCTGAGCAAACTGTAATCCGACCCCTAGTTAAGAATTTTGACTTATCTGGAACTCCAGGATTAACTGCCCAGATCCCAATATACCCGGCAATTTCTGCTTCTGACTTAACAGAAGGAACAGATTTAGTCGTAGGCACTAACGATGTCGCATTTAACACAACATCAGTTGAAGTTACTTGTGCAGAGAAAGGTGTATTAGTTTCTTTAACTGACTTGGCAAGAGACGCTTCTACAGGTGATGTAGGTGCGGCTATCGGCCGTCAGATTGGAGATGCTATGGCTAAGAAAATCGACTCAGATTTAGCGGCTTTATTCAGCGGTTTTTCAAACACTGTTGGATCAGGTAACACTGAATTAACTGTCGAGGATATATTCAAAGCCGCGGCAATTCTTAGATCAGGCGATGGAACAGAAATTGTTCCTGGTCCTTATGTAGGATTGTTACACCCTAAACAAGCGTTTCAAATCAAGAAACAATTGACTGGCGCTGGCAACACTAACATGACAAACCCATCTAATGTAGGTAATTCTGCATTGATTTCGGGAGCAATTGGCCGTGTGGCCGGAATTGATCTGTATGAGACGAGCGTCATTACTGGCGACTCTGCAGGTGCATTTGCTGGTTGTGTAATGAGTTCGGAAGCATTGGCATATGTCTTAAAAAGACCTATGGCAGTAGCCGTGCAAAGAGATGAATCTAGAAGACTTACGGAATTTGTAGGAACTTCTGCATACGCGGTAAAAGAACTAAGAGACACATACGGTGTTCAATTATTAGGAGACGCGAATCTATAATAATAAATAGATTTGTTACTTCATTGACATTGGAAAGGGCGGTAGAAATATCGCCCTTTTTTTTTAGATAAGAATAAATAACAGTGAACAAAAAGGATTTGTTCTTTACACTAACAATAATATAAGGAGGGGAGCACCCTTTTATGGCGACACTATTAACAATAAGTGATATCAAACAGATAGAACCCAACATAGACGAATACGGCATCAGCGATCTGTCACAAGAAATTGCAGACGGTCAAGCAGATGTATTCAGATGGTTACGAGCAAATTGGTGGCCTCTACAGGCATATTCTAAATACGATTACAAAAGAATGAATATAGGTGCCAACGAACCCAATGAAGATTTGTATAACGCAAGTCAATTGACTCGAGCCGCTGTGTATTGGTGTCTAGGATTTCACATCATGCCAAAACTTGCAAAATTTTCTGATGAAATGGATATGTTTGAAAGAAAAATGGATTTCTACAGAAAAGAAGCATCAAGAGAACTAGATGCTGTTATGCAGGATGGAATAGAATACGATTTTGATTCTTCAGGCACAGTCACAGACGCTGAAAAGGAACCGCAATACTACCTCCGATTAAAAAGGTAGCGGATGTCCAACAGAGAAACAATCACAAAAAACATTATAGATGTGCTGGGAGATATGCATTCTCCTAGACCTGCTTTCATCACTCGCGAAACATTTGATGTTGAAAAATTAGCAATCACACAATTTCCTGCCATATTGATTACAACTGGCAATGAAACAAGAGAAGACAATGCTATGGGTGGCATACGCAGAGGCACAATTGAAGTAAATGTTAGAGGTTATGTCAGATCAGATGGTAGAACCAGTTATGTGCAGACTGTGGATGAAAAACGCAACGAATTGATTGAAAGATTGGAAGAAACATTGAACAATGACAGAACTAGAGAAATATCAGGCAAAGCAGTAACAACAAGAGTAAGAACAATCGAAGTTATAGACAGAGTTGCTCCGTTAGGAGAATTCTTAATGATTGTAGAAGTTCTATACTCATTCACTAAAGGAGCAGTGTAATGGTAAAATATTATCGTGTTAGAAAAGAAAATCAATCACAATTGATTGAACAAGACAAAATTACAAGATTTCTTGACGAAGGTTGGAATTTGGCAGATTCAGTAAAAACTGAACAACCTAAACCAACTAGAAGTAAGAAAAAAAGTAGTCGCCAAGCAATTACGGTGACTGCTGACATTAAACCATCAATAGACGAAACATTGAAAGATGTAGAGGATATTGAAACATCAACAACGGTCGATGGAAGTGTATCTACAGAGTCTTTTGACAAAGTGGATGAAGATGACCACGACACCAACTAAGGAGAACAACCATGGCAATATCAGGCGAAAATGGAACAGTGAAATACAGTGCTGATTCAGGCGCGGCGGCAACTGCTGTAGGTTCTGTGAGATCTTGGAGTGTTGAGCATACAAAGGACGCTCTAGATACATCAGCAATGGGGTCAAGTGCAAGAACTTATATTTCTTCACTACACCAATTCACAGGCACTATGGATGTGCTGTTTGAAGCAACACACGAAGGATTAGGAATATTTGATCCTTCAGCAGACGCGACACTTCATGTTGAATTCCACACATCAAACAGTGGAATAAAATACGAAGGCGATGTTATCGTAACTTCTGTTTCAAGAACAGTATCATTCGATGACTTAAACTCAGCAACGGTCTCATTTCAGGGAACGGGACCATTAGTAGAAGCAACTATCTAATGATTGGTGGCAAACTGCTAAATGTAAATCAGGTGTTCAACGCGATAGAACGAGAAATATCGCGTTTGGGCACCCGTATCGCAGTCAATGCCTTACAGGAGTTAAAAAAAGTGACTCCTGTTAAGACAGGAAGGGCCAAAAGAAATTGGAAATTGAAAAGAGGAGCAAATCCTTCAATTGCTTCTAACAATGTGGAAAAGACCACAACAGTTTCCAACAGAACACCCTACATTGGTCTTTTAGAACGAGGGCGATCAAAACAAGCACCGCGAGGCATGATAGGGCCTGCTCAAGCGGCATTGAGAAGGAGAAAGTATATAAAATGAGTAAGATACTAGAAAATGCTAAGAAGCACTTTAAGAACAAATTAGGCACTGAACTGAACAAGTTGAATGTGCCTGAGTGGGAATGTGACATTTATTATAAAAATGCGTATTCTTTTGCAACTGAAAGCAAAATTATTCAACTGCAATCCAAAGGTGACACTGTGGAAGCATTAGTTGAATCAATCATTATGAAAGCATTAACGCAGGACGGCAAACCTATGTTTACAAGATTTGACCATACATCATTAATGCATGAAACAGATCCAGCAGTTTTAATTAAGATTGCAACTGTTTTAAATAATGCTACTTCTGAATACAAAGTTGAGGAAGTAGAAAAAAACTAAGAGAGGACGCTGAACTTCTATTAGTTGTCCGCGTAGCAGAAATGTTGGGCAAATCAATAGAAGAAGTCATGCAATTTAGTGTCCTAGAATTGACCATTTGGTCAGCATATTTTAAAATGAAGCATGACGAAGAACGAAAGGTTTTGAACGATGGCCGATCAGGTGCGCCTAGAATTCGTCGTAATAGATAAGACGGGTGCGGCAATAAGCAAGGCAAAAGGTCAGATTAATGGTCTGAACAAAAGTCTTGGTAAAACTAATGGTATTGCCAAAAAAGTGGCAGGTGCCTTAGCGGCAATTGGAACCGGCATACTTGTTCGTGGATTAATCAATACCATAAGACAGTTTGAAGATTTACGAGCAACACTTGTCACAGTTGAAGGATCAACACAAGCCGCGGCTAAATCCTTTCGTTTAATCAAAGACTTTACACAATCAACACCATTCCAACTTCAGGATGTAACCAGTGCGTTTATAACATTTAGAAACGCAGGTCTAGAACCTACTGTTGACTTTATGACCAGCGTGGGTAACATAGCGGCTGGTATGGGAAGAAGAATTGATGATGTTGCTAGAGCAGTGTTCAATGCCACAACTGGTGAATTTGAAATGCTTAAACAACTTGGTATCAAGGTAAAAACTGAAGGCGA